AACTGCTTGACCGTCATTCCGAGATGTGCCGCCAGACGAAACAGAAAAACACGCGTCGGGCGGACTGCTAGTTTTTTGCGAGTTCCTCCACGTCCTTGTCGCTCAAAGCGTTGTGCGCCATCGCCTTTGCAAACAGTGCGTTCAACACGGCAGCCGACTTGCCGGCCAGCAGCGGAACGTCCGCGTCAGAGAACAACCGCTGGCCCTTGGCGTCAGTCAGGCAACGTGACAGAAACTTCGTGCGGAAGTTCTCAACGCCCTTGCCCTTGTTGGCCACCCAGTCGTTCTCGTAGCTGTCACGCTCGCCGCAGGTCATCACGCGAATGAAGACAGTGTCGCCCCACCCAGGGACATTGACCTCGAGGAGGCCCAGGTCGTCCGCTGCCAGAATTTGTTCTCTCGTCAGTGCCATAGTTTATCCAATGAGATCGAACGTGAACGTGTAACGCGTCACATCGTTGGCAGCCGCGGTGGCTCCCTTGCCTGTACATACTGCGTTGTATGTCAAGCTGACGCCGCCACCGCTAATAACGAGCGACCCGTATTGGCCCCAATTGAAAGAGCCCGGAGCGAGTCCCTCGACGCTCACGCTGCCGCCGCTTGGTGCATAGGTGCCGCTGCGACCAATAGGCAGGCCGCCGCCAAGCTCCAACTGCACGCTTGTCAGCTCGGTCAGTGAAGAACCGGCAAACGACACCGTGCAGCCTTGCGAGTATGTCGCCACGGAAACCCCCGTAGCGGACTAGACCCGCGCGACTCGGAAGGTGGCCTGGCCCCGCGTGGCGTCGTTCGTCGCCAGCGTGACGCTGGAAGAACTGACCGTGGCAGCAGCACTGAGCGTCAGGCCGCCAGAGATCACCAGCGTGCCGGTCGACCCGTCGGTGATCGGCGCGGTGCCGAGGTACTCGATGCTGACCTCGCGACCCGTGTCCGTGGCCGAACCCTTGAGGGGGCGATCCATGGTGGCAACGCTGCTGCCTGCGGACAGGCTGAGGTGGGACACGTCGATGGTGTCGCCAGCCGACACGTCGGTCATCGAGTAGGTGATGTTCGTGACCGTGTAGCCCGTGCCGCCGAACGTGAGCGTCGTGCCCTGACCGTGAGTTGCCATGAGTTAATTCTCCACCCAAAAGAGGTCGTAAGTTTGCCGGACCAGATAGAGCGAGTTCTCCGCTCCGTCGATCTCCACGAGGTCGTCGGCCTCGTCCATCAGAAACGTCTGCCGAACTTCTGTATTGTCAAAACTGCCGGCGTACCCATCCAGAACGCGGCGGCACTTGTCAGCCAGATCCCGCGCCGCCTCGTAGGTCACGCCGTAGACGTAGAGTTCGACCGTGACTCGGGGCAGGCCGCTCGGCGTTCCGGCCATGGTCATTTCCCGCAGCACCCTGGCACGCCGCCAGATGATCAGCGGGAACTGGATCGGGGACGGCCCGACGTAACGCAGCGGGTAGATACGTCCGCTGATCAACGCCTGCACGTCAACGTCCGACACCAGGGCGTTTCGTAGAACAGCCTCGGGGGATTTCAGCGCCATCAGAACGGCCCCTGGAGTGACTTGATTTTGTCGGCGAGCTCGCGGGCGGCCTTGTCGAAAGCGTTGGTCATTTCCTCGACCATCAGCGATTCAACACGCTCGCGTGTCTGCTCCCATGCCGATCGGATTGGAGGCCGACCGTACGAGCCGCCGACCGGCATCTTCCCGGTCGACACCCTGCGGCCGTCCTGCGTGCGGCGGAAACGCTCTTTGGTGCCGAACTCGACAAGCCCCTGGTGGTAGCCCAGCTTTGTGTTGTCGTATGGCTCGTTCATCTTCCGGCCAGACTTGAACCCGAGAATGGCAATGCCCACACCGGTTCGCGGGTACCTTTTGCTCTTCACGGCGATCGACCGCCGGAGGTTCCCAGTAGGGCCTCTCGGCGTGGCTGACTTCAGGGCCTGCAGCGTGCCGCCCTTCTCAGCCGCACGCCGTAGCCCGGCAGCCATGTGCTTGGCGGCGAGGTTCTTCGGCAGGGCCAAAAAGGCATTGCGGATGCTTTCCAGCCCAGGGATGCTTGTCGTGATCCTGATGCCGACCTGCTCAGCCATTGCGTCGCTCCATGCAAATGGCTTCGTGTTCGGTGCGGTGCCCGTGCTCGAGCAGGCTGGCGATCTCCAGCGTGCGGCCACGCCACGCGAACCGCATCTGGCTAGTGAGGCCAGGCAGGTACCGCAGCCGCAGCCGGTGCGTGACGGTCGTCTCCTGCTGGCCAGCCGCCAGGGCCTCGCGGGCGGATACGCCCTCGACGCTGGCCCACACGGCCGACGAGTCGGACCACGCCAGCACGGTCTCGCCAAGGGCGTTTGTGGTGCCGCTGGCGATCTGCACGGTTACGCGTTCTCGTAGGTCGCCTGGTCGGATCATTCCACCACCGTACGCGTAAAGCTGGGATTACTGGCAGACGCTGTCACTCAGACGCGGCCGGCTCCACCCACGTCACCGTCGCCTCGTCGAGCGTCCATCCTTCGCCGGGGCATGGCGGCACGAAGGCGTCGAGCCGCTCGTCGTAGTGATGGCCGATGCCAGCGTAGCGTTTTCGGATGCGGCCGTTGTACGACGTTTGCTTCCATCTTCGATGGCCGAAAAGCGATTCTAGAAGGTCGACGCCACGGATCTCTTGCTCAGCGCCGTCTACGAGCATTTCGTTATTTGCGATGACGAGCACGGCGACCACAACGCCGCCAGGAGTCAGTTCTGCAAAGTGTGCCATTAATAGGTGATGCTCCCAGCACCCGAGAACGTGTAGAGGTATTCCACGCCAACGCGAGACGCAGTTGGCGACCCAGTTGTCGCGGACGCCGGAAACAGACTGCGAAGGATGACCACGCCACTTCCGCCCGAGCCGCCAGAGCCGCCGCCTCCACCAGTGCCTGCGGTGCCGCTACTGCCAGACTGACCGCTGGGCGTCGTGTTATTTCCCTTGCCGCCGCCACCAGCGCCAGCCGCACCGGATGTCGCTGAGTTGAAAAGAGCGCCAGATCCGCCGCCACCGTATGTCACAGACAAGCCAGTGATGTCGTTGGCAACTCCACCGCCGCCTGCACCGCCAGCCGACGATGTGCCGTTACCTCCAGCGGCAGACGCGCCTCCCCCGCCGCCAGTCCCGAACGATCCGGTGGTCACGCCAGTACCACCTGTGTTCCCTTGCAGCTGCGTGCCTGCACCTGCGCTGCCGAGCCACCACGCACCGCCACCGGAGCCACCGGGCCTCCCTGACGATGTAGCGTCACCGCCGCCGCCGCCGCCTCCTCCAACAGCAGTCAGCAGGAGCGCGATTGACGCTGTCCCTTGGCTGCCTACCGAGACGGAATTGACTGTGTTCGTGTAGACACCAACAGCGCCGCCCGCACCGACGACGATCGCGTAGCTGACGCCAGGCACTACATAGGCCGTACCGGCAACAACGCCACCAGCACCACCTCCAGCGCCGCGAGAGCCGGCACCGCCAGATCCTCCACCGCCAACGATCAAATAACGCACAGCCACCAGCGCTGGCGACTGCATTGCAAGCGATGACCGTCTAAGGTTTGAGGCGCTGGCTAGGCGAGTGGTCATGCGATTTCAACGCCAAATGCGGAAAAAGATACCGTGCCAGATGACGCGTAAACGCTGACCACATCGGTAGCTGCCAGCGTGATACCCAGTGTCAGCGTTATCGAATCATTTCCGCCAATGGCGGAATCCCACACCAGGTAATGCTGTGCCGCTGCCGCCGCACCGACAGGCCGCACGGCAAGGCGATAGGACGCTGCGGACGCAGACTGATTGCAGACCGTCAGCGACGACACAATCGCCTGCGTGGATGACGGCACCGTGTAGAGCGTGGTGAGCGTGGTGGCGGCTGGATTGCTTTGCCCGAGAACCTTGTGCGTCTGCGGCATAAGTCAGCCTCCCATGAGCAAAAACGGATGGAAAATCTGGTTGCGGACAGCGTCGGCGAGATCGGCCTCAGTGACGGCACCGGCAGAAATCGTCCACGCTGAGCCGCTGCCGCTCACCGTGATGTCGCCCTTGCTGCCGTCCGACACGCCACCAGCGGCGGCAGCTGGCGCCCATGCCGAACCATTCCATGTGGCGACCTGCCCGGTCGTCGCGCCGGACTGCGTCAGCTCGGACAGCGGGTGGGTGTGCGAACTCGGAGCGAATGTGGAAGGCTTATCTGTTATGCCGCTCCACGAAGTTGTTCCTGCAGCGCCCTGCGGCCCTGTTGGTCCTGCTGGCCCTATGTCACCTTGCGGCCCTGTTGCACCAGCAGGGCCTGCCGGTCCAGTCAAGCCAGTAGGACCTGCTGGCCCTGTGGCGCCAGCAACACCCTGCGGCCCTGCGTCCCCGGTGTCTCCCTTTGGGCCTTGCGGCCCGGTTGCGCCAGCGGGGCCTGTAGCGCCCTGGTCGCCCTGGTCGCCTTTTGGGCCGGATGCACCTTGCGGGCCTGCTGGTCCAGCAGCACCAGCAGGACCCTGTGGGCCAACGCTGCCAGCATCTCCCTCAACGCCGGACGCTCCCTGAGGCCCCTGCGGCCCGACGCCGCCCGACGTGCTCACGGACGTGCTCGAGCTCGTGACAGCCGCCGAGACCGCCATTCCTGAAACGGTGGCCGTGATCGGGTTGCTAGTGACGCTTGCCGTTGTCACCCGACGACCTCCACCAGACCCTGCAGTGCGGTCCTCCGCACACTACCCGGAGCGTCCCACTCAAGACGCCAGCCGTACGTTCCAACCGGTAGAGCGGCCGTCTGCTGCTCCGTAAGTGCAATGTTCACGACGCCGGCCGCGGCATTGGTCAGCGTGGTCGTGAACGCCGCCACCGTGTTGCCGGTCACCAGCGACGTGATCACCGCCGAGACCGTGTAGCCGGTCATCGTCGTGGGGGAGAAGTCGATCGTCGTGCCGAGCTCGTCACCGCGGCGAAGCGACAGCCCCAGCTGGCCGGGAAGTTGGGTGTAGGTGCTCATCGGTAAGTCCCCCAGCGGCACGAGTCGAGCAGCGACTTCACGCCAAACTCGATTTCCTTGGATGCGGTGCCGGTCAGTACAGACTCACGTCGGTCATACCAATGGGCCACCAGCATCAAAATCGCGTGCCGGATCTGCGTCGGAACGCTGCGGCCGTCTTCGCCGTACCCGCCCCACCAGGTAACCATCACCGAGTTGTCATCCCGGCGATGCACTGGCCACGCCTGCTCGTACAGCGGGCTGATGGTGCCAGGCGTGGAGTGCCGGTCGACCCGGTACTCGTTCGACGGGAACACAACCACGGCACCGGTCTCCGTGGTGTACGTGATCGCCACTGAGGTGACGGCCGAGGCGGTTGCCATCGGCGGCCGTGGTAGCTCGATGTTGTCGAGGCCGTTCGGCGGGAAGCCATCTAGCCGCATCGTCCACTGCGTGTGAACCAGCGAGCGGTCCAGGTACTCCTCGACCCACCCTCGAGCAGCTGCAACCAGGCCCATGATGTAGGCGTTGTCGTCGTCCGTATCGACGCGCAGGTGGGCCTTGGCGTCCGTGATGGTCACGGGCTCAACGACAGACTGCGTGGCTCTGGTGAGGCTGCGGTACGTCATCGCGTGCGTTTCCTGCGTGGCGTGGCGTCGGCCGTCTTCACTGGCGTTTCGACCGCAGCCGTTTCGATCAACTGCTGCTGTTTGTCCTCAACCGCGATTTTTCTGGCGAGCAACTCGGCAGCCCGGCCGCCGGGGATGTCAACCGTCTGACCTGAGCAGTAAGCACGCCACGACCGGATAAACTTCAGTTTCACGATTGTCCTACGCTCCATGCAGTTTCGGGGGCCTTGTTCGCCTTCATCCAATCGCTCGTGTATTGGAACACCGGCTTGCCGAGATCCTTGCCAGGCCACGTCACGACGTACTCGCCGTGGCCGATCGACACCCGCGGCGTAACGAAACACTTGTTCCCTGAGTCACGCCACGTCCGCCAGAACCCGATGTCCGAGTCCACGCGGCCCTCGCCGTAACTTCCCTGCGGGTCCGGTTGTTCCCAGAACCACGGCTTCTTCATTCGCTTCAGGGCGGCCGTCGAGAGGATCGTGCAGCCGAAGTGGGCGCTATCTACTTGCTGCACAGGCTCGGCAAACCACGACGTGGGCAGCGTGGTCGAGCCGCTGGCCGGCGGGTCGTCTAGTGTGCCGAGCAGCGTGAGCATCGGCCGGCCGTCCTCACGCTTCACCTGCAGCGGAGCTATGGCATCGCACTGGAACGCCAGCGCCATGGCGAACAGCTGCTCGATGTCCTGGCGGGAAACAAACGTGTCGAAATCCAGCGTGATGATGTATTCGCACTGGTCGACGAATTGCTCCATCATCCGCGTTAGTACCTGGCTCCAGAACGCACCCTGGCCGAGCGTGGGCCGGATGCCCAGCGGCATGAGGGCCTGAGCCCAACCGAACAGGTTGGCCAAAGGGCCGAACCGCGGGCCGGACAGGATGGCTTCCGCGCGGATCTCGACCTCGGTGCCGCCTACCTTGATGACCATGCAACCTCCAAAAGAGAACGGGCGGTTCTCGCGTGAGAACCGCCCGTTCAGGATTGCACCGCTGTCAAGCTGGATCAGACGCCACGGAGGGCGATGACCGGGCCGGCGACCGTCGAGCTGCCGATCGTGTGGTGGGAAATTCCCACCCGAGCGATCGCCCTGATCACGGTCTGGTCGGACAGGAAGTTCACCTGGTCCGAGCTCTGGATCTCGAGACCCGCGCGGGTGCCGTAGATCGAGGAGTTGGCCAGATCGCCGTAGAGGCACATGACCTTGCCGGTGGCATCGTCGCTGCCCGGCAGCTGGTCGGTGAACACGACCGGCGAACCGAGGAACGTGAGGCCGAGGCCCTGCGACAGGCCGACCGAACCACCCTGGTTCAGGTCGAGGGCCTGCATGCAGGTAGCGAAGAAGTACGGCGAGCAGTACCACTTGGCACCCGCCCGGCTGTGCTGCGGAACGGCAGCCATCATGGCGAGCAGGTTGGCCTTGGTCACCTCGTCCGGCGTGTCGCCGGCCGCGGCCACGAGCGACGCCGCGTAGTCGTAGGTCGTCACCGTGTCTGCCGTGGTGGTCTTGAGCAGACCGCCAGCGTGCGAAGTCACGATGCCCGCGACACCCGGAGCGTTGCTCGGGTTGCCGAGCCACGCTGCCGCCTCCACGGCATTGCTGATGCCGAGGGCCAGCTCAGCCGCGACCCAGTCGGCGATCGAAACGATCGAGTCCTGGAGCAGCTCGCTGGACACCACCACGGCGGCGCCGAGCTTCTTGGCCGTCACGGTCACCTGAGTGGCCGACGGGTCGGCCGGAGTGATCGCGGAATTTTCCGAGATCCACCCACCGCTCACGCCCGCCGTCCGCTTCGGGAACAGCACCACGTCGCTCGGCATCTGAACGCTGGTGGCGTTCGAAGCGAAGGCCGAGTATTGCTCGACGAGCCGCAGCACGGTGCTCGACAGCACGTCGGGCACGAAGTTGCTGCCGGCACCGGACGCACCACCGAGGGCACGCACCTCGACGCCGTGGTCCTCGCACCACCGCTTGGCGTGAGCGTCGCCGCTCTTCGCCTTGAACCACATACCTGCCTTGTAGGCGTCCTCGGCCTTGCCGAACGCACGCAGCCGGCCCGAGAACGGAACCGCCTCGACGCGGGCCTTCTCGCTCCGCTCCTCGGTCACCTCGGGGGCAGGCGTGCAGCGGTCGACAACCGCCCGCAGGTTCTTGGCCGACTCGGCCACGTTCTTCTCGAAGTCGATCTTCTTGGAGAGCTTGGCGGCGTCGGCCGTCAGCGTCTCGAGCTCGAGGTCGCGCTCGGCGATCTTGTCGGCGTCGCCTTCGATGGCCCGCACGGCGTCGATCCGGTTGGCGAGGGCAGCCGCCTCGTCCTGAAGCTTCTTGAGGTTGTCCATGTGTCGTGAGACTCCTGCGGCGGTATTGCCGATGGAGTCCACGGTGCCACTAGGGACGGGGTACCTTGCAGAAGCGAACGCCAGAAAGTGTTGTTTTCACAAACGCAACAGCACGCGCGCCGCACCTCGGGCAGCGCAGATACCGCTGCCGCTCGTCACCGACCGGACGGCTGGAACGGCAGCGCAACTTTTCGCCGCAGGTGCAGCGTGCGTCAGACACGGCGAAGCCTCAGAACCGCGGCGGCTGCCGCATCACGGGCCAGCGAACGCTTCGCAACAACAGCGGCCACAGTCTCGGGCTGCGCCTGCGAAGCCAGCCACGCCTCGTACGAACGCATCGCAACGCCGGCCGACGTGCTGGGGTACGCGGGAACCAGAACCGGCCCCACATCGTAGAGCCCCGACACCTCGCGGATCTGCCGCACGGCCTTGCCGTCCTCGCCCTGGCGGAAGCCTTCTCCGGCCTTGTCGACCGTGAAGGCAAACGACGAGCCGCGAACGTCACGCCGCTGGATCAACTCCATCACGTCGGCCCGGCTTACGGGAGGAGTCACAACGTACCGCAGGCCCTTGTCGTCCGACGAGAGCTCGAGCGTGCCGCTCGACGTGCGGCCCAGCACGATGTTGCTGTCGTGGTTGAAGAGCGCCACAACGTCCTGGCGGCCCCGCTGGCGGCTCAGGATCTTGTCGAAGGCACCGGGCAGGATCTCCTCACGGAAACCGCCCAGGTCGAGCGACAGCCGGTTGTAGACCGCAGCGTATCCGATGATGGCTGCCCGGCCGTCGGCCCGGCTCTCGACGATCAGTTCCTGCTCGTCTTCAAAGGCGAAGTCGCGGCGTTCAATTTCCATCGGTAGCGTCCTCCTCGGATTGGTCCTCGGTGTCGTCGGCTGGGCTTTCCTCGTCCTCGACCGGTGGCTCGGGCATCGCGTCCGCGGCCGGCTCCTCGCCAACCTTGTCGAGCGTTGTCATGTTCAGCTGCACAAAGTGCTTGTCGCCTTCCGGCCCGATCGGGTTCAGGTTCTCAAGCTCGCGGATCTCGTTAATCGTCATCCAGCCATTTTGCAGTGCCGACACGTAGTAGGCCGACCGGCTGGCATGATCACCACGCAGCAGGCCGCTCACGCTGTGCTCAGCGAAGTACCGCTCGTCGTCCACGATGAGGTCACGGCTGATGGCCGCCTCCCATCGCTTCAGGTGAGGCAAAAGGCAATGCTGAACAAATTCCGTCCCCTGTACCTCGATATTCGAATAGGTCGACCGGGTCAGGTCTTGGATCATGTGCGGTGGCACGCGGAAGGCCCGGCAGATCTCGATGACCTGGTACTGCCGAGTCTCCAGGAACTGGGCCGCCTCGTTGCTGCCGCTGAGCTCGTGAGCCTTCACGCCGTTCGGCAAGACCGCCGTGCGGTGTGCACGGTCCGGCCCGCGGTGCATCCGCTCCCACTGCTCCCGAAGCCGCTCGGACGCTTCGGCCGGGATCGGGTTGTCCGACTCCAGCACGATGCCGGGCCGGGCGCCGTTGCCGAAGTAGGTGGCACCGTGGGCCTCCAACGCCTGGGCCAGGCCGATGGCGTTGCGAAACAACTGGTACGTCGGCACTGGCTTGATGCCGTCCTCGGTCGTGAACCGCAGGGCGAAGATCTGCTCCTGGCTGTAGACCGTCTGCCGGCCGTTCGGCTCGCGGTACCTGTACCGCACCGTGCCGTCCTCCAGCCGCTCGGCCTCCATCCGCGAGGAGTGCAGCGGCCACAGCTCCGAGACTGCACCTCGAGCACCTGGGCGGATCTCCGCGTAGCTGGCACCGTAGTGCAGATACATCCCGGTCATCCAATC